TTCAGCTTAGACATCATACTGGCACAATTCAGGACCAAAATCCAGTAGGGATAAGTACACACGGAGACCTCGCATAATGGCTAGTATATTAAGAGTAAACACATTAACAGATGCAAGTAGTGGTAATTCAACACCTATGGCTACTATTAATCAAGGTACAGCGAAGGCTTGGGCAAATTTTACTGGAACTGGCACAGCTACTATAGATGACAGTTTCAACATTGGTTCACTAACAGATAATGCAAGTGGAAACTATACTTTTGCATACTCAAATGCTTTTTCTAGTGGTAATCATTCTACTACAATGGGAGTTGGGCAAACAACTATAGGTGCAAGACGAGATGCACCAGAATCAGCTTCAACAGTAAATGTATCGTGTATGAACCCAAGTTTTATTAATGAAGATGAACCTAGTGCATATTTTACGTGTCACGGAGACCTAGCATGACCAAAGCAGCAGAATTAGCAAAGATGGGTGAAGTCCTAACCAATAGTCAGATTGGTGGGCGAAGAAATATTATCATCAATGGGGGTATGACTATTGACCAACGCAATGGTGGTTCAAGTGTCAACCTTGCTAATTCTAAAGTTTATGCTGTTGACAGATTTTACTGGATAGAAAATTCATCAGAAACTCCTACAGGTCAAAGAGTTACAGATGCTCCAAACGGATTTACACATAGTTTGAAAATTACAAACACTTCTACAACAACTACTCCTCTTTATACACAGTTAGTTCAATCAATAGAAGGTAACAATGTTTCTCAGTTATACTTTGGTAATTCGTCAGCAGAAAGTGTTACAGTATCCTTTTATGTAAAATCATCATTAACTGGACAATTTTCAGTATCACTAAGAAATGGTTCTGATAACAGGTCAAATGTTTCTACCTATACTATTAATTCTGCTAATACTTGGGAACGAAAAACAGTTACTTTTGTTGGTGATACAACAGGTACATGGGCAACAGATACAAGTATTGGTTTAAATTTAATATTTAGACTTGATGATACTGGAGGAACAAGTTCATTAAATCAATGGATTGCAACAGCAGATGCTTTTGCTAGTGGTTCAGTTAGATTTATGGGTAATGCTTCAGCAACATGGCAAATCACTGGAGTCCAACTAGAAGTAGGCTCACAAGCCACACCATTTGAGCATAGGTCATATGGGGAAGAACTAGCTTTGTGTCAAAGGTATTATCAAATAATACCTAAATATACTTTTTTTATTGGTGCAGTAGAGGTTGGAACAGCTAGTTTACGAGCAGGTGTTCCACTTGCAAGAGCTTTGAGAGCTTCTCCAACAATAGGAAATATAACATTAGTTATTTATGATGATGATGACACACCTTTTAATAATGCAGCTCATGCAATATTTGCAAATAGTGGGTCTCCTGAAGTTGACGGAACAACTGGTTATTTGTCTGTTGTATTTAATGGAAATTTAAGTGGAAGAACAGATAATCATAATGTAACTGCTTTATATGGCACTAATGGTACATTAGATTCAGAGTTGTAGGAGAAAATAATGATTATAGAAAATGCAATATGGTTTATAAATCCCATAGATAATATAACAAAACTAGGTGTTATGTGTACTATAGATGGCACTGAAATGACTGTACCAATAGACCCTGCTAACAGACACTACCAAGCAATCCTTGAATGGGTAGCTGAAGGTAACACAATACAGGAAGCTGATTGATGTTAGGTGCATCTACATTTGCTGAAAGGGCTTTTTCTGATCAAACCATTCTATTAGCAGGTGTGTCCGAAATGAGTGGTATTGCATCATCTGCAAATGCAGGTGTGGGTATCATGTCTGGTGTCTCTTCTATGAGTTCGACTGCCACTCAAACATCAACAGCTATTTATATAAGTGCTGGAGCTAATGCTGATCTTGACTTTAATTTTACAGAAACATCTGTTGGTACAAGAGTAAGGTTGGCAGATGCAACACTTGAGCCACAATTTGAAGTGGGAACAGACGCTAATTTTACAGCTTCGGCTTCAGTATCTAAAACAACCGTGTTTACTCAAACAACTGAAGGTGCTATTTTATATATTAATATACAACCTGCGGACAATGAAACATATACAACAATCAATCCTTCTGGAGATGAGATTTGGACAGAAATAGAAGTATGAGGTAACAATGGCAAGCACATATACAAGTAATAGTGGTTTAGAAAAGATAGGGGCTGGCGAACAAGCTGGAACCTGGGGTATAACCACTAATAATAATTTAGATATCATAGATAGAACGGTAAATGGAGTTCTTACTTTAGGTATTACAGGTGCGACTACTTTAACAGCAACTGATGGTACATTGTCTAATGGACACTATAAAATCGTTATTTTGTCAGGAACTCCAGCAGGTGCTTTTGATGTAACAATAGCTCCCAACGATCAACAAAAATGGTATATATTTAAAAACAGCAGTGGTCAAGCAGCCACGATTAAACAAGGTGGTGGATCAGGTACAACTGTAACAATAGCTAATGGTGCAACAAACATTGTGTATGCCGATGGTTCAGGATCCAATGCCAATGTAGCTTTAGTTCCAACTGATCTCGTTAATGATACAGCACCACAACTTGGTGGTGACTTAGACACGAATGGTAACGCTATTTTGTTTGGCTCTAGTAAATGGTCTATTGAATTAGATGCTGGAGACAATGATTTACTTTTCAAATATAATGGAACAACAGTCTTTAAACTAGCATCAAGTGGTGCCGTAACATCAGCAGATAACATAACAGCTTTTGGAACTCCATAATGACTTTAGCGGCTTCGGGTGCAATATCAGCTTCAGATATAAGAACTGAATTTGTTGGTGGCAGTGGAGCCGTTGACATGGCTAGTTATTATCGTGGAGCCAATACAAATGTTAAGTCTAACGCTGCAAATAACACAGCAACTAATTTAGCGGCAAATGTTCCTACAAGTGGAGCAATAAGTTTTAATGATTTTTATTCGCAAGCCAAAGGATGGCAAAAAACTTTTTCTTCAGATGCCTCTCAACAATCAGGCACAGGTATTTTTGGAGACGATTATTCTGTTGATTACCCTAAGACTATAGTCATAAATGCAGGTGTAACAGTCTATAGTAGCTCTTCTAGTACACCCGCCTTGGATTTAACAACTGGCGGTGCAGGTACTATTACAGTGAATAATTCTGGTAATTTATATGGGCAAGGTGGTGCCGCTCAAACGGATGGTGGTACGGCTTTAAAAGCAGACGTTAGTATTACTGTAATAAATAATAGTGGAGCCAACATTAAAGGTGGCGGTGGTGGTGGCGGAAATGGTGGTGCTGGTGGTGTCGGTAGTCAAGCAACCGCTGCTCAGATATCAAGTGTTGTGGATAAAGTAGGTGATAAACCCGACTTTGTTCCTTATTCTGTTCTAACACAATTTGGACCAAGAGCATGGTCTGGTATAGGAAGTGGCGAATGGGGATTGAATGTTCAACAAGGAACTTCTGTAACATCAACCATTTCTAATAGAGGCCCAATGTGGTATTCCTTTCAAGTTAATACAGCAGCAGAATATTCTTTGTCTTCTTATATAACTGATCCTTTTCCAGAAGACGGACAAACAGGACATCGTGGAACACCTGTAGTTAATATAAGTACATCAGAAGATACAAAAAGTGTTGGTCAAGGTGGGGCTGATTATGGCAGTGGATTAAGTTGGAGTGGTGTAAAAGCTAATTTAGCTGCAAATACCACTTATTATTTTTGTAACTATACTCAAGGACCTTATGGATCTTCGTCTCCAGATGGTGCTTTCTTTTATAATAATATGGGAACAACATTGAATCTTAGTGTGAACACACCTTCCACAGCAGGTACTGGAGGGGCAGGAGGAATTGGTCAAGGTTTTCAACAGTCGGCAACAAATGGTGCAAGTGGTGCAAGCGGTGGAACTAATGCAGGTACTGGAGGAGCAGGAGGAAATGGTGGGGCATTAGGAGCAGCAGGAACTAATGGAGCAACGGGTACAAATGGTTCGGGAACCACTATTTCTTATCCATCAACAGCACCAACAGTTGGATCAGCGGGAACTAATGCAGGAGCAGCAGGGTATTACATTTTAGGGCAAAGTAATGTATCATTGACAAACAATGGAACAGTAGCAGGGAGAATAGCTTAATGCCTATAACTAAGTTAAAATTTAAACCTGGTATTGTTTCTGACATAACATCTGAAAGTAATGAAGGTGGTTATGTTGATGGTGATAAGGTAAGGTTTAGATTTGGTTTCCCCGAAAAGATAGGTGGTTGGTCTAAATATAGTGAAAACACTTTTCAAGGGTCGGCAAGACGGTTGCATAACTGGGTGGCTTTAGACGGCTCAGATTTTATGGGTGTGGGAACTCATCTTAAATATTACATAGAAGAAGGTCAGTCTTTTAATGACATTACGCCTATTAGAAATACAACCTCTGCGGGAGAAGTTACTTTTAGTGCGACAGATGGATCAACAACCATAACTGTAACAGACACGGCCCACGGTGCAAATGAAAATGATTTTGTTACTTTTTCGGGAGCAGTTACTTTAGGTGGCGATATAACAGCCGATGTTCTTAATCAAGAATACCAAATTACAAGATTGGTAAGTTCCAACTCTTATGAGATTACTTCAAGCATAGCAGCTAACGCATCAGACACAGGTAATGGTGGTGCGAGTGTTGTTGGAACATATCAAATAAACACAGGTCTTGATGTGACCGTAGGTGGAACTGGTTGGGGTGCAGGTCAATGGAGTGGTACAACTTCTAGTGCTTTGGCAACACAGTTAAATGAAGCTCTCGATGCAAGTGAAACAGATGTTGACGTTGATGATGAAACAGGTATGACCACAGAAGGAGATGTTATTCTTGTAGATAATGAATTAATGAGGGTAACAGCATCAGCCGATGATAATACAATGGTTGTAACTCGTGGACATAGTGGCACGACTGCCACGACTCATGCAGACAATACTCTTGTTAGATTGGCTTTAGGCAACGAAGATCCAGAGAATGATTTTATTGGATGGGGCAATGCAGCGAGTGTCACGGTTCCCGGTGCACAGATTAGGTTGTGGTCGCATGATAACTTTGGAGAAGATTTAATAATTAATCCAAGAGATAGTTCTTTATATTATTGGGATAAGTCAAATGGTCTAGGAACGAGAACAGTTGAATTAAGTACTCTTGCAGGTACAAAAACCAGTGTGCCTCAAAAAGCTAAACAGATACTTGTATCTGACCAAGACAGACATGTTATTGCTTTTGGATGCGATGGATTAAATACAAGTAATACAGCAACTAAAGGGAACGGGGTACAAGATCCACTGTTGATTAGATTCTCATCACAAGAAAATCCTCTTGAATGGTTTCCAACAGCTACCAATACAGCAGGTGATTTAAGACTTGGTGGTGGATCAACCTTCGTTCAAGCCGTTGAAGCCAAACAACAGATACTTGTTTTTACAGATAAGACGCTTCATGCCATGAAATTTATAGGTCCTCCCTTTACTTTTGGTTTGCAAGAACTATCAAAAAACATAACTATAATGAGTCCTTATTCTGCTATTGCTGTAGAAGATGCTGTGTTTTGGATGGGTGTAGATACTTTTTATGTTTATGCAGGAGGTCAAACTATTCAGTTGCCTTGTACTGTAAAAGATAAAGTGTTTTTAGATTTTAACTTTGAGGAACGTAACAAGGTTCATGTAGGAGTAAATTCAGAGTTTAGTGAGATATTATGGTTTTACCCTACACAAAATAGTTTAGAAATTGATTCTTATGTTGCTTATAATTATTCAGAAAAGATTTGGTATTATGGTACAATGGCTCGTCAAGCATGGATCGACAGAGGCATTAGAACATTACCTATCGCCACAGGTAGTCAGTATTTATATAACCATGAAGTAGGGTATGATGATGACGGATCTGCTATGACATCTTTTATTGAATCTGCTCCAATAGATATTGGTGATGGTGACAAGTATGTCTTTTTAACAGAAATTATACCAGACATCACGTTCAACGGATCAACCAGCTTTAACCCAGATGTTGCTTTTACTGTTAAAGCTAAAAACTTTTCTGGGGGTAATTTTCTACAAACACAATCTGGCACCACACAAAGAACAGCAACTAGCCCTGTAGAACAATTTACAGAAAAGTTAAACTATCGTTTACGAGGTAGGTCTTTTGCTTTACGAATTGATTCGACATCATTAGGAACTAAATATAAACTTGGTACGCCAAGAGCTAGTATAAGAGAGGATGGAAGACGATAATGTTAGTATCTAGTATTCCTCAATATATTCAAGGTTTAACGAATGCAAAGCTCTTGTTAACGACAACGGATGCGACAGTGCTGTATACGGCACCTAGTGGAGCAGAAGCAAATGCTTCTGTTATAAATTCTATATTAGTATCAGAAGATAGTGGTAATGCTGATACAATCACAGTGACATTAACAAATGGAAGTGATGTGTTTAGTTTATTCAAAGTTAAGGCAGTAGGAGCTAACACTACAGTAGAATTACTTACGAGAGATTTAATATTACAAAGTGGAGAGATATTAAAAGTACAAGCCGCAACTGCAAATAGACTGCATGTTGTAGCTAGTATACAAGAGCTAATTAAGACTAGAATCACAACAAGTGCGATAACACAGATATAGGATTGAATAATCAACAATAAATTGGTATTATAAACTATGGGTATATTTAGAAACATCACCAAATCATTAAAGAAAGCCGCACCTTTAATTGGTAGTACCATAGGTTTTGCATTAGGTGGACCAGCAGGTGCCGCCATAGGCTCTGGTATTGGATCATTAGCTAGTGGCAGAAGTGTAGAAGAAGCATTACTAAACGCTGGGTTAGCATATGGTGTAGGATCCTTTGCAAAAAATGCTGGTTTTAATACTGGTACTGGCACTGGAATAGAAAGATTATTACCAAGTTATAAAGGAGATGCCGCCTTTGGATTTGGAACTTCAAATCCAGTAAATGAATTTGCAGGATTAGGTGCTGGGAGCAAACCAATTACTGCTATAAAATCAGCAGGTGGTGAGAGTTTTCTAAGTAAATTAATTCCAGAAAGTACAATGGGTAAAGTTGCATTAGCTGGTGGTATAGGTGCATTAGCATTAGGCGAGGAAGAACAAAAGACAAGTGATTTCAAGACGCCAGAATATGCCGTGGGTAAAACTAGATTGGGTACTGGACGAATTGGTAATAAACTGTATAATTTAGATGATC